TTTTTATTCTAAAAAAGGAATTACCTATGAAGAAAGTGAAGATGAAACTGATGATGATGATCTAAAAATATTAGCAAATGCTGATGCTAGAGAAATTATTGATTCATTAGCTTCAACAGAAGAACTAGAAGAAGAAATTTCAAATATGGAAGAAGAACCATTAACTGAAAGAGAGAATCTAGTACTTGAAAAATTAAAAGAAGAATTAAATAGTAGACAAAATTTAGGAAGTCTACAAGAAATAGGAGCAGATGAAAAGATATATAATAGTGATAACTTTAAAAAGTTTGCTAATAAATTCAATTCAAATACTCCTATACAAGAGATATATGAGATATATCAAAAAACAAGTTCTGCAAGAAAGGAAAGTGCAGGAAGCATGAGGACTATAAAAGACTCAAATGATGTTAAAGACTTTTATACAGTAGAAGAAGCAAGGAGTTTTACAAAAGAAGATTTTGATAACAATCCTGAACTTTTTAGAGCAGTAGAAAGGTCAATGACTAAGTGGTAATGTACTTTTCCTAAAAAATTAAGGGAGGTATTATAAATGGCAGTAACAAATTTTATACAAACAATATGGAGTAAAAAGATTCAAGATGATCTTGAATTAAAAACTAAATTAGTTCAAAACTGTTTAAGAGATTATGAAGGAGATGTAAAATATGCTCGTTCAGTTAAAATTTTAGGAGTTGGAGAACCAACAATTGGAGATTATACAGCAGTAACTTCTGCAGGAATCACAATTGAAGAAATGACAGACAAAGGTCAAACATTAACAATTGACCAAGCAAACTATTTTGCATTCTATGTAGATGATATCAACAAAGCACAAAGTGTACCTGGATTACCAGAAAGATATCAAGCAAAAGCAGTTCATGGATTAGCAGTTAAGAGAGATACATATATTGCTAACTTAATTAAAGGAGTAACTACTGCAGCAAATGTAACAACTGCAGCAGGAAGAACAAGTGCTAATGTAATGGCAGCTATTGATGCAGGAATAGTAGCATTAAGAGAAAGAAACTTTGATGAAGAAGGAGTAATTGAAATTACACCAGATGCTTATAATTTAGTAAAAGCACAATTAATTACATTATCAACAGACAATCCTGAATACATTAAAAGAGGAGTTGTTGGTATGTATGATGGATTTGAAGTTATCATGAGTAATAATATGGCTAAAGATACTTCAGGAACTACTAAATATGCTTATTGTGATATCAGAGGAAAGAAAGCAATTGCATTTGCTGGACAAATCAATGATGTAGAATCAATGAGAAGTGAAAAATTCTTCAAAGATATTGTTAGAGGTCTAGATACATTTGGAGCTAAAGTAATTGATGAAGCAAGAATCCAAGTAGTAAAAGTACCATTAGCAGCTTAATTATAGAAGGCCAGAAATGGCCTTTTTATCATGTTTAGAGATTAGGTAGTGCAACTCTACCAAACATGACCAAAAGGAGGAAATATGGAGTATTTAAGACTAATAAAAAAACCTAGTTTAGACACAGAACCAGGAATAAAAGTAACAAAAGAATTAGAATTAGAATTTAAGAATGAAAATGTAGAACAAACATTAAAAGATTTAAAGTTACATACAACAATGAAAGTAACAGGAGAAGGATATGAAAGTACATATGATACAATCATAAACTTAGAAGAGGGAGAATATTTAGTTTTTGAAGAAGAAGGTAGAGGATACATAAAACCTTTAGAACCATTTATGACAATAGAAGAAGCTAGAAAAGAGTTAGATGTAGACTTATAGGAGGATTATATGACATTAGAAGAGATTAAAAAAAGAATACTATCATTAATAGAAGAAATAAATCCTGAAAGTGAATACTTAACAGATGATGATGATATTCAAGCTAAAATCAATTATTGTATAGATATGATTCAAAATGAATTAGCAAGGATCAAAAAGATACCTAAAATTGCAACATTTGAAGTAGAAAGTGGAACTACATATGATGTTAAAGATGAAGTAGAATATTTATATAAAATAAGAAATATAGAAATAAAAGATGCTGAAGGTAATTCAATAGGATTTGATCTATTTGGAACTACACTAATACCAGAAGGAGATGGAGTAGCAACAGTAAAATATTATAAATATCCTGTACCAATAACAGAAGATACTCCTGATACTTATGAATTTGAGATAAGTCAAGATATATTAGAGATATTACCATATGGAGCTGCAGCAGATATATTAAAGAATGATGTAGCAGCACAATTTGGAAGAGTATATGAAACAGCATATCAAAGTGCATTACAAAAATTAGATATAAATACAAATGAAATGACTTATTATATTGGAGATGGTGTAGATGTCTAGTACATACACAGGTAATGCAGCTGGAAGTCTAGTACTACAAAGATACAATAATTTTAGAGGTGTAGATTTTACAAGTGAAGTAACAAATCTATACAGAAGTCCTGATTCACTAAATATGTGGAAGGATTACAAAACACTAGGTAGAGCAGTAGAAACTAGATTAGGAAGTGAATTACAGTTAAGTTTTAACAACTCAGTATATGGGTTGTTTTTTTATACAATAAACAATGTAGATCATTGGATAATTCATGTAGGTACTTCATTAATAGATTATAATCCTGCAACACAAACACAAACAGTATTGTTAAGTCAAGGCATGAATCCAAAGAGAAGTATATCTTTTATAATGAATAATATTTTATTTATAATGGATGGATTACACTATTATGAATATAATGGTTCAACACTAAAAGAAGTTATAGGAACTATACCTATAACATCAATAGCAAGAAAACCAGCAGGTGGTGGTTCTCAATATCAAAATGTAAATTTGATAAGTGATTACAGAATCAATTATTTCTGGGGAGATGGAACTTCAACTGAATATCATTTAGATAGTAAAGAGATAGATTTAGTAAGTGAAGTATATATAGTAAATGAAGAAACAGGAGTACCAGTATTACAAGAACCTTCAACATATACAGTAGATGATTCAAATGGAATAGTAACCTTTAATACAGCGCCATATGAACCAGCAAGTGCAGATAATGTATATATCACATATAAAAAGGAGGTAAATGGATACCATGATAGGATTAATAATTGTACTCTTGCTACTATTTTTGATAATAGAATATTTGTAAGTGGTAATGTAGATTATCCTAATGCAATATGGTATTCAGGAGAAAGTGATCCACGATATATACCTGATTTGAATTATTTATTAGATGGTAGTGATGGAGCAAAAATAAAAGGATTAGCAGTAGGTAATGAAGCTTTATGGAGTTTTAAAGAACCAAGTCAAGAAAATACAACTATTTATTACCATCAACCAGTTGAACAAGTTGTAGATAATGAAACAATAGGAGTAGTAAAAGGATATCCAACAATAAACTCAACAATAACAACAGGTTGTTTAGCAACAGGAACTAACTTTAATGATGACATTATATTCTTTTCAAATAGAGGAATGGAAGGAATACAAAATAGTTTAGATAGTGAACAAGTAATAGGGCATAGATCAACATTTGTAGATAGAAAACTATTAAATGAACCAAATTATAAAGATATGATTCTGGTAGAATGGGAAGGATATTTATTAGTAATAATAGATAACAAAGTATATTTAGCAGATTCTAGACAAAAAATAGGAATAGATAATCATTATGAATATGAATGGTTCTATTGGGAATTAGATCATAATATTGCAAGTGCAAGTGTACATAATGATGTTCTTTATTTATGTACTGAAGCAGAAAGTGGAGTAGGAAGAATATATACTCTAACTGATGATTCAAATAACAGACAAATTAATAGTTATTGGTGTACATCATTAGATGATTTTAATTATCCACAAATGTTAAAGAAAACAAATAAAAGAGGATTTAAAACTGATGTAACAGGAACTAATATTACAATAAGTGCAAGAACAGATGATGGACAATTTGAAACAGTTGGTACATATACAAATAATCATGGTTGGATAACAACAAAATTAAAAAGAAAAAAATGGAATAAAATTCAATTAAAGTTTTCTGGAAGTAATTTTGGAATAGTAGAAAGTACTCTAGAAGCATATATTGGAAATTATGTTAAAAGGAGCTGATAATAAGTGAATTTTGATAATGATAGATTGCAATACCAAAACGATATAACAAAAGCACAAAATCAAATAGAACAAAATAATATTGCTTTAGCAAATCAACAACAAGCATATGAAGAAAACTATAATAATCAAGTTAATTCATATGACCAATTATTAAATGAACAAAAAAACTTTGTAGATGAACAAACAAGAGTTGCAAATGAAAATCAACAAGCAAGAACTGATTATCAAATAGGATTGATAGACCAACAAAAAGAACAAGCAGCTAAAGATACACAAAAAGAGGTAAGAGGTTCTTATATAGACTACATGAGAGAAACAAACAGATATGGTGCAAACAGAGAAAACTTAGCAAGTAATGGTATGACTAATCAAGGTTATACTGAATCATTAATGGCAAGTATGTATAACACATATCAAAGTAGAGTGGCAACAGCAAAAGAAAGTCTACAAAAAGCAAATCAAGAATATCAAAACCAAATAAATCAAGCATTATTAGAGAATAATGCAACTTTAGCAGAAAATGCTTTAAATGCTTTACAACAAAAAATGCAATTAAGTTTACAAGGATTTGAATACAAGAATACATTGTATCAAAAGAGATTAGAATATCTACAAAACCTAGACAACACATATTACAATAGAAACCAAGCATTAAATGACAATATTACAACATATCAAAATGCTATTACTTCAATTAATCAAAGTCAAAGAGATTATGATATGAAACAAAAACAATTTAAAGAACAAGTAAGACAATATAATGAATCTTTAAAAGAACAAAAAAGACAATTTGATAAGGAGTATGCTTTATCAAAAAAAGCTTACGCTAGAGCTTCAAGCTCCAGAGGTTCTAGTGGAAGGTCTGGAAGGTCTGGAAGTTCTGGAAGTGGAGCATATAAAATAACTGGTAATGATCCAAAGAAGAAAATAGATAAACCTAAGGATACAACAGTAAAACAAAGAAGTTCTCCAACTAAGTTAAGTAGTCAAACAGCATGGCAGTTCTGGAAGTCATTACCTAAAAATATAAGTAAGAGTGAACTTGCTTCAAAATTAACTAAAGCTAAAAACATATCAATTGCTGATAAAGTAATGATAGCTTCACAATATGGAGTTAAATATCAAGCAGATGCAAATGATAAGAAAGTAAATACACCAACTACTCTTAAAAAGGCAACTACAAAGAAAGCTCAAAGCAATAAAACAAAAGCATTAAAGACAACACTAAAATTTGGTTTAAATGGTTCTCCAGGATTAAGTTTTTTGGGAAGTTTAATTAGATAAGGAGGAGTTTATGGGAAAAATTGTAGACTTTGAAAATGATGATGATAGAAACAGTTATTTAAAAGCAGCAATAGATGATATAGGTTCAGGATATGGAGGAACTGGTAAAAGTTTAGCAAAAAAGAAAAAGAAAATGGCTTGGTATGATGAAGAAGGAGAAAAATCTCTTATAAAAAAAGGTAAGGGTAACTTCTTTGAACAAGCATTAGGAACTGTTACAGATTTTGGTTTAGATGTAGCTGAAGGATTCTTTAATACAACTGAAGGAGTAGCAGATACAGGTCAATATTTACTTGCTGATATGTTTAGTCTTTTTGGAAACAAAAAAGCAGCAAAAGGGTTAAGAGAAAATGCTGATTTTAATTCTTTTAAACAAATATTTGGAGAAAATAGTGAAAAAGATGTAATTCTAAGTTCAAATGATTATAGAAAAGGTATAAATACAAGTTCAGTACTAGGAGAATATGGAGATCAAATAGGACAAGGAATAGGAACAACTGGAGCAGCAGTAGGAATGGCAGGATTAGGTGCTGGGGCATTAGGAACTCCTGCTGTTTTTGCATCTCAAACAAGTAATGCAGCTACATTTGTACCTATGTTTTTATCAAGTTATGGAAATACAAGAAGTGCAACAAGAAGAGCAGGGTATGATGATTTCAATTCAATAACAGCATCTTTAGAAAGTGGAACTATAGATGGTGCAACAGAACTTATATTTGGTGTTATACCAGGATTAAACAAAAACTCAAAACTTGGAGATTCAATAATAAGTGCAATAGGAAGTGGAACTGAAAAGTATTTAGGTTCAACAGCAGCAGGTGTAGTTAAGAACATTGTAGGATGGGCAGGAGAAGGTGCTGAAGAATTATTAGGTAACATGTTTACAGCACAAGCAAATGATATTATCCATGCATTAAACAAAAACTATACATATGGTATGGAGAATCAAACAGGAAATATTTGGAAAGATACATTGAATGTATTAAAAGATCCTGAAACATGGTCAGAATTCTTAACTGCAAGTGCAAGTGCAATGCTAACAAGTGGTGGTTCTAAAATAGTTACTGAAAGTCAAAAGAATAAAGTAATTAAAAGTTATGCAAAAGACAACAATATGACTTTTAAAGATGCAAAAACAAAACTTGAAAATTACTCTAATATATTTGAAGATGTAATGGAAAAAGGAAAGAGCTGGAATCAACAACAAGAAGTAAAAGAACAAGCAACTAAAAATGCACAAGATTTAATGAAAGGTATGAAATTAACTAATGGTCAAACATTAGATGTTAAAAGTATAGAAAGTGCAGTAGAAGAAAGATTACAACAAGAAATAAATGATAAACAAGAAAGAATAGCAAAAGCAACACAAGAGATAAATAGTACTCCATTTGAATTAAGTACAGAAGAACAACTATCAATACTACAAGAGAATGGATTAACTTCATTACAAGCTCCAACAGAAACTGAGATACAACAAAGAAGAGAAGAATTAACAAAGAATTATATAGATCAAATACAAAATAGTGATAAATATTCATCATATCAATATGAGAAGAATGATAAGATGGATTCAAAAGAAGTTAAGTTAAGAGATAGTGCAGTAAAATACTCTAATAATACACAAGAAGCAAGAAATTTAGTTGATACAATAGCAA